ACCGAGGTATGTGAGAATATCCGCAATGCTGGCTTTTCCGATGATGTCGCGCCCAACAGAAGTAAGATCTGTCTGTCCGGCGGTATCATTACCCGTAAAATACGGGAGTTTATCTGCACCGGTAGCAAGACCAGCGAGCGCCGTCAGCGTGGCATCAAGAGTCTGAAAATCCTTACCGAACGCAGCGGACATTTTGGCAATAAAGCCGCTCAGGTCACCATCATCGAGTACATCCTGTCCGCTCTTGCTGGCTGTGTACTGTGCCAGTGCTGCAGCGATGAAGCTCGCCTGACGCAGCGCTTTATTTACCTGTGCGCTTGATGCCTTTCCCGCAGTAAAACCAGACAGGAGCGCCGGCAGCGCTTCCCAGTCAGGCTGTGATGTAACATTAGCACCCTTGCCCGTCGCAAACGGTTTAAAATCATTTTTAGCCATCAGAGTAATGTCCCCCATGAACCGGCATCAAACCCGCTGATATATTCGTTATCCATATCAAACCCAAAAAACCTGTTTCCTTCAGAAGGCGTTTCCACCGAAGGAATTTCAATACTTCCGCCCCATACACCAGCGGCCTTTACCGTCAGATACCCTTGTCGTATCGCAGCAATAAGTTCGAGAGAGACCGATGAAATATCTGTTTCAGGAAAAACCCAGATACCTATGGTCATGTCCTGGTTATCGACGATCTGCATCTTCAGACCGGACCCGTCCAGTGCAGCGTCAAGAATGGGAGGCAGAGAGTCGTTTCTTCCGTCCCAGTTGTTAATTGCTATCTTCGTTTTTAGAACGATGCGATAGGTTTCATCGCTCAGCGAGGTATAACCCGAATCCGGATCATATGGCCCCTGCCAGACGCCCTGGTCATATCCGAGTCCGTCAGTGTCCCAGCTGAAATAGACACCGCTTATTGGCTGGCTTACAACCCGGCTTAACCCTATCCACTGGCCGAGAATATCGAGTTGTATTCCTGTCGCATGATCAATATCAAAAGCGTTTATTAGCCCATTTATTGCGGCTGAGGTTTCAGCTAACGGCCTGGTCACTAAATCGATGTGTTCAACGAATTTAGGTTTTGTCGCATGATAGTTAGTAATTAAGTCCGTATATTTGCTCATGCTGCCACCGTAATAATAATATTTTCCGGCTTACAGGAGGCAGATTCGTCGTAAGCAATATTAATATTCGCCGCAGCAACAGCTTCCGGAGATTTGCCGATCAGCAACTCCTGAATATCGTAATAGCGCGCATTTCCACCACTGACGCCCCCAAGGTTAGCAGGAGAATAAATCCGGCTCAGCAGTACCTGATCACCAATCATCAGTCTGTTAATGTAATCCGCAACAGCCTGCTGAATCTGCACACCTATCTGAGAGGTGTACCCGGCAAAAACTTTTAAGGTGATTTTTCCGTAAACAGGGACATCAGTTGGCCGAGAAAAACTGATTATGTGAGGATTGCCATATTTATCCGGTACGGTTACGGATGTTTTTCCCCAGGTCCGGACCCCCTGCCCTTTATTTCCCCGGATGGTCCTGGCTATTTCGGTCACATCGCCACCATCAACAATGGCCGAGATGGAATGCGGAGGGAGCCCGTTACCGTCAGTCTTTCCTGTATCATTTTCATAGAGCTTGTGGCGCGTCACACCAGCAATATTAGCGATCGCCCCGTCCACACCTTCAAATGGTGTGATGGATGGTATCGCGACACTCTGCCCCTGCCTGATGCGCAGTTCTGCGTCCGTTTCTGCAGGTGCGCCAACGGTGGCCGCTGCCGGGTTGGTTACTGACGTCCAGCCACGGGTCGGTGTATTGATAGTGGTGATCGTCCCGGCCAGGGCCGCAACCGCTCCGCTACTTGCACATGTGGCTGTCACCAGCATAGTACCGTCAACACCGATCGTTACACTGGCTGGAAAATTCCAGATAATGCCATTTTTATCCCTCGCAGAACCATTCGTGATAGTCGTGCCTGCCGTACCGGTCAACAGCAGATCGGCGGTGGAATTTGTCGCTATTTTCCGCGTGATACCGTTAATTTTTACGTTACTGCTCAGGGCTGCGGTCTGCGCTGTCGTTGGCGAAAACGAGTTGTAGACTGTTATTGCGGTATTGTTCGCATCATGTACAGAAAGCGCCCACAGCGCTACCATTTGTCCGTCTTTGCTGTCCGGCTCAAGGTAAGCATCACTACCGTAAATCTGCCTGAAATAACTGGTCAGCTTATCAAGGATTGTCTGGTAATCGGGCGCGCTAATCCCCTGGGCAGTTACCGTTGCCGATAACCCCAGCGTGTCGAGGTTCAAAGCCATTTATGCCTCGCTTGTTACAGTCGTCTGGCCGTAGATTGTGTCAATGGAGGAAGTGAATTTTACGCGGCGGCTGGTGCCGTCATAATTGGTGTCGAAGGACAGGATTGACAGAACGCCCGGCGTGTCCTGTATGCGTTCGCGTATAGCCAGGATGTAAACGTCAGATCGCTGTTTACCAAGCACTGACTGAACATACGGGGCGCCTTTCGTCAGGTCGAGAAACCATTGCCCCCGCCACAATGCGAATCGTGTTTTTACCGCCTGCGCGACAGCTTCTGGCGAGTTAATCAGCCAGGTATCATCACCACAACCAAAAGTGTAATCACCTTCGGCGTCTTCACGTCTGTACCGCATTAGTTCACCTCATCTGTATTGCTTCCACCGTGTTGAACGCCGCCATGCGTATGGGTATTGTCGATCACCTTGCCGTTCGCTTTCACACTACCGATAAACTCAACAGCGCCGGTGATTTTTGATGCAACACCAGAAACAACGGACCCTACCATGCCGCCCAGCCAGGACAGCAGCCCGTGAATGGTAACTTTCGCCGAGAAGTCGGCCAGCGGGGTAACTACATCCAGACCGCCAGGCGCTACGATTTTAATTTTCTGCGTAGAGGGATTGAGCTCAAAGAACGTACTTCCGTCGTCGCTACGGAGCTGCGCGGACCCCGTACTTATTCCGCTTATTTTCTGCGCCTGAGACTGCGGACCTACGATACAGAACGCATCCGATAAATCATGCTGGCGCGGGTCGACGGTCTCCTGAACGCCGCCGCTCTGCCACCAGAAATCGATGCAGCGATCGGCAAAAATTAACAGACATTCATCACCTTCTTTAACCGGGAAAGTTAACGTGCAACCGCCGCCGCGCGGGAAGATAACTGGCACATCCACCAGCGGTTTTAATTCGGTGGAATCATCGCCAACAATACCACGAAGCGCCACCTCCACTGTGCAGGTAACAGTATCAGGATCGAACGACTGAATGATGCCAGGCATCGCTACGCGCATCTGGGTAGAAATCGAATCGGCAATGGCCTGCGCGGCTTGTTGCTCGCCTCCGATCTGTGATTGAGTTGGAATTGGCATAAAAACCCCATAAAAAAACCCGCTCGGCGGCGGGTTATATTTGATTTTATCGACTCAGGAAATTCGTTTAAAGAAGTGTTGAGCTGTCAGAATGGCTTCTTTTGCAACATTTGCATTAATTTTTGACTCAGATAATCGGTAATCAGCTTCATTTCTTGCCTGTCGCATCTGCCTCAGGTCATATGCAAGAATTTTAAGCCTCGATGCGCTTATCTTTTCCACCGGCACACCCAAGCGCCCCTGCATGTAATTAATTAGATTTGCATGATGATTATGATCTGCGCAAGGTACGCTCTCCAGCGTTTCTCCTGCCTTATGAAACATTGCGTAGTACGCCCGGGATACGGCATTTCTGAACCCAACTTCTTCATCAAGTAAAAGACAATGCTCGCTGGAACGTAAAAAATCAGTACTTTCGATAGTCATACGTATCCTTTTTGTGCTCTTCCCTTTCTACAGTAAACCGGGCAGTCAATTCACAATCATCCAATGATTCCTGCTCACAAATAAGCTCCGCTAACTCAGCGTTCATTTCCACGATTTTTTCGGGGGTGGCTTTTTCCACCTGAACTCGATAATCCCCTCCCATAGAACTAAAAAGATCCAGGTTATGTGGAACATATCGGTGTCGCTCCAGAATGGAGTAGGCGAGATGGCCCAGCAATGCAAATTGCGCAGGAGTACATACTTTACTTTCGTAACAACTGGAAACCTTGCCGATTAATTCTTGCATATATTCCTCAGCTCCAGCCCTGTCTTCATCGTCAGTAAGTAGCGTGCAATGATACTCAATATATTTTTTGATCAGCTCAAGGTCTCCGATACGGAATGCTTCACATGCAGCCATCATGCTCAACATCTTGCCACCGAAGGTGTCAGCCAAATCAAAAATTACCTCATGCATCTTACGGAACATACAACGCCTGAAAAGGCATACGACAAAGTTATTTGCAATCATGGGGCTATCTGGACGAAGGTGCTTAGAAAAATGCTCAAAAGCAGCCTCATCCTCACCATTTAGAGCGTACGCAAACCCTACGGCGCTAACATCATTACCTTCTAAACTCGAAGAAAAATGACGCATAACATAGCGATAGGTAAATTCGTCGATCGGAGTACCGCTTTCCAGCAATTCCCCTAAACCGATCAAATAGTTTTCGGAAGCTCTTAATGGTGTAGCCATATCACTTCACCTTTATACAATCATAGGTTGCATACTGACGCGGCGCATTCATGCTGGCTTGCAGCCACTGAGCGTTGAGAATGGCTTTGCCGTTGCGCTTGATGTACTCAAGACCAACCCATCGCCCTGGTTGGTTAGTAGCCATGCGCCACTCCATCTTAATGTTCTCGTAGTCTTCTTTTTGCTTAAGGAACGTTACCTTCTGACTTTCAGGCTTCGCACCATTAATGCGAGCCCATCCATCATTTGCCGGGCTCGTGCCCAAGTGGAAAGGCCCACACTGGGAATCAGCATGAACTACGCTCGCCAGGGCAAAAGAGCTGCAAGCAATCATCAAAATGAGTTTTTTCATTTTTTTAAAACGTCCGATTAAGTGATGCGTTACTCTGCAAATCACGGCTGCCACGCGCGAAGCACATCAAATCCATGTACCACGCCTGACCTCTGGTGTCGCCAGTATAGTCGATAGCTTTGACGATATAAACGCCATCCGTCGCAATGCTGGCTGCCTGTGACGTTGTGCCGGTCAGTACGCGGTTGCCGTTCTCTTCTGTTTCGGTGATGCGCCCGGGCGACTGTGCGATTTCGCTATTACCGAGCGCGGCGCGGTACACTGAAGCCTGATCGAGCTGGATAAGACCATTAATGCGGATATTCGGGTTTATCAGGCACCGCACGTTTACGCCGCCGCCCATCGTCTGTTGCGGCATACCGATCAGGCCAGTATTGGCATTCAACACAATGGCTTCGTGGATGTACTTATCCTCCGGCACCATCTGAACCTGACCATCCACCAGTTGCCACGTCGCTTTGCACTGTGCAGCTATGTTATCCATCACGTTACGGGTGGATGAGTAAATCGCGCGGCCACGCGGAAACACGGTGTCAGGAAACTCGCCGGTAATGCCCTGCGTCACGCCGAACGCGTTGAAATCCTTCATTGTCGCCCGGTACAGATCTGCAACGGTATAACCAGCGGCAAGCGTGGTGATAGTTGTCGCATACAGGAAAGCCTCATGGTCGCCGATAGCCTGAACCAGCACCCAGGAATCAGTGATATTGTCCTTCCCCGTCACAGTAAAACGAATATCACCGTCAAAAATAAGGCCATAGTTCTGACCGTTCACCTGCCCTATCTGGTCTGGTGAAATCTCCCTGGCGACGCCAACCTGGCTGGCGTCAACATCCGGTGCAATGCCGTCATACCCGGCAATAATACGGATTTTCGCAAATTCCTGACCGAGTATTTTATGCGTAGTGTCGGGTGACAGGTTATAAATTTTTACATTAGCCACTCGCGGCCAGCGAGTATCTGCCCATTCTATCTGGAAAGTAACCTTAAAATCAGACAGGGAGACGCCCTCACCGTTTTGATCCAGCAACTGCAACTCAAAATGGCGCATCCAGTTAAGAGACATTTTTACACCTGTACAAAAATGAGATGGCTGTATATGCCAAGGTTGTCTTTTGTCGGGTCTTCTGGTGCGACTTTATCGGTGATCACCACCAGCTCACCGTCAATGCCTGATTGCGGATACTGTTGTAACAGATTCACTCCGGTAACCAGTGGAACGCCGGAAAGCAACACAGCGCCGCCACTATCCATAACATCCATAATCCAGCCAGCCGTGTCACGCCAGATGATCCTGAGAGTGTAAGTCGTGTCACCAAGCAATATGCGAAACTGCTGGTTGTCCGGTGATAACGGTATTTCATTAACCTGCATATCATCCCCCCGCCAGTCGGCGACCACCGCTGACAACACCGCTCAGTACGGACTCATTTGGCGGCGTGGTTGATTTCATCCCCGTATTTTGTACCGCCGAAGTACTGACGCCATCCTGCATATCCGACTTATCAGCAACACTGATGCTCTTTGTTTGCGTCATAATGATCTCACGCAGGGTTAGTATGCAGTTCAGTACATTCTCACTGGTCTTATCGGTCGTCACCTCCAGCGTTTTGATCAGCATATTTCTGTACACCCGCTTTCCAGTGACAACATCAAAAGGAAGGCGGTCTGATTGCAGCCTGAGCAACTTTTGATAGGTCTCCTTTGGGCTAAGCCCGGCACTGAGACCGATTGATGTTGTATCAATAAAATCCAGTAACGCGCCGCCACCAGCGAAGCCACATTCCATCGTGACCTCACTGGGGCGCTTATAAGCGTGATCGGTAATAAAACCCGATGCAGAATTCGTTGTTGGTCTTTCAACCGGATGTTCAGTAATTTCGAGCGCATCAGAGTGCTTTTCGGAAACGACCACGCTCGGGATCAGTATGCCAATTCGCCTGGATTGCTGGCGAAAAATCGCTGACAGAATATCCATTATCTCGGTCCCGTGGGAAGTTGCTGAGTTAACTGAGAATTCACGCCCTTCTGACGCTCGACAGTCAGACGGGCAGCTTCGCGCGGATCGGAAACACCGTGGATATTTATGTTCGTTTCCTGCTGAATCACCGGCGCACTGGCAGGCATGTTACTCATCACTTTCGGAATATAATTGCGTGTTTCCTTCGGCATTAGCCTCATTCCATAGCGTTTAACATTCCCGATCCCCCAGTTGTATGACGCCAGCGTCTTGCTCAGGTCACCGCCATTCGCCCGCAGCAACTGTGAAAGATATTTAGCGGCAGCCTGCGCAGCCTTCTCCGGATCGAAAACATCATTCCCGCGCAGCCCCATATCACGTGCAGTACCGTCCATAAACTGAAACAGGCCTTTAGCCCCGGCGCCTGAAACTGCAAACTGATTCCCGCCTGATTCAGTGATGGCCACACTTTTCAATAAGCCGGCAGGCAGCTGATAGAGAGACTCCAGCTTATTGAACATCGGCCCCATCCAGTCGAGCAGTATTTTTCCCTGCGCGGTCGCACGAGGACGTTTAACGGATTGCGCCTGCTGCTCAGGCTCCAGCCCCATTTCCTGAATCTTGCGCTGTATTTGCTCATAGGTGAAAAAGTCCTTCCCGGGGTTTTCCTTTCTCAGCGCCTCATATGCCTGCTGCCTTTCAGGTACGATATTACTACCTGTACCGCCAATCGACGCCATTTCTTCGCTGGTGGTCGGCGTATTGTTGGTGGGGATGAACATCAGCAACCACGGGTTTTTTATCGCCAGTTCGGCAATACCCCGCGCGAGTTTTGCCAGGCCACCAACAGAGCTGCCAATCGCCTTACCGAGACCGGTAAACCCGGAGACAATCCTCCCGATCCCGGCCAGCATAGAAACCAGCTTTGCACCAGCCAGGAAGCTGAACAGAAGAGTGAGGGTATTTTTCCAGCCACCCAGGTTGTCCTTGAGCTCAAGAAACCTATCGCGCAGCCATTTAAATACTTTCTTTGCCTGCTCAATCTCCGGCTGCCATCTGGACCAGTCGATGAGGCTTTTCCCGCCCTCTTTCCACGTCTGGTAATCGTCGTACAGCAGCCCAATTGCCAGAATCAGCGTGGTAATCAGGCCGATAGGGGATTTAAGGAACGCAGCATTAAGCAGACGCCATGCGATGAGGATTGCGCCGATCGTCATCAGGAACTTTTTGCTGCCATCGTCCAGTTTTTTCCACCAGTCAATGACAGAACCAGCGGCCTGTATCACCCGCCAAGCCATTCGCGTGAAGGCGTTAGCAAGCCAGATCACACCTTTAATGACTTTGGTCAGCGTCTCTTCAATCTTCGGAAAATTGTCGAGGATGCGCCGCCGCAGGCTGTCCAGAGAACCAGCCAGACCACCAGCGAGGTTTGAGCCGATCTTGTCCCGCATAATGCCGAACAGCGACGTAAGACCGCGCATGGAAGTCATGAATTTGTTGGACTGAACAGCTGCTTTATCCGCGTTGAACCCCGTCTTTTGCAGCATAGACTGGTAATCGGCGGTAAAGCCATTCATGCCGCGACGCATCGCCATCAGCGTGTTTTCATCGATGCCAAGCATCTGCGCGTATTGCTTCGCGCGGTAATACGGCATGTTGTTGAGCTTTTGCCCAACGCCAGTAAAGATGGATGCAGTATCACGCATCTTTCCGCTGGCATCACGGGTCTGGACCCCCAGACGGTTCAGGAAGCCTTCCGCACCCGGATTGCTACGCATGAAGCCAGCCAGCCCTTCGAGGGAGGACATAGCCGATTCGGCGCTGGCACCGGTTTGCGATGCGGCATAGCCCAGCGCTTTGATGCCCTGAATGCTGGCCCCCGTTCGCTGGGATGCCCAGTAAATTTTATCCAGACCGTTCGCAATCCGGGTGGTAAATCCGACAATGCTCAGCGCTGCGCCTTCCACCACCGCGCCAACCTTCATAACGTTTGCGGTAACGCCTTTCAGCACGGTTTCGAAATTATTGGCACCAGCCTGATCGATATCGAATCCCAGCGAAACAAGGAAGTCTTTAATCGTATCTGCGTTACTGCTCATTGGCTGCTCTCCATTTATCCACCCGAGCATCGTTATCCTCGCGCATGTCGAGGTAGTCATTGAGAAGCGCGATGCGGCAGAGATCTACCGCGCCGCTGTTAAGGTCTTTCTGGTCAATATGGAAAGCGAGAACCGGGCGAAGAATAAAATCTTCACCGCCCGGCAGGCTGTTGAAGGTTATTCCGCTGGCTGGGTGGGCGTCCCGCTGGTAGGGAGTCCTTGCAAAAAATTTCCCAGCGAATCGGCGACCACCCGCGCCACCAGTTGCAGCATGGTCAGCAGATCGATATCGTCAAACGCCATTTCGCCATGCTGGCAGACCGGAACCCAGCCTTTCATGTGCTCACGTGAAACAACAGAAAGACAGGGAAACAGGATGGCGTTCACATCGTCATCGCTCAAATCAGACACCGCACTGGCAATCTTTGGCAGGATAGTGGTCATCGCGCCTTCAGTGTCTTTGCTGCTGATCTTCTCCTGCACATTTCGGAAGTCTGAAACCATCCCGGCCAGAACCGGCAACAGCTTTCGTGATACCTTCAACTGTTCAAAAACGCTGAGCTTTGCGGTGCGGTATTTCACGCCTTTAATTTCGAATTCCATGTGTTAAAACTCCCCGAGCAGCTGGTCAATCTTGCCGCAGTCAAATACCCAGGCCACGGTCCCGCCCTCTTTGGCGTTATTGAAATCAGGCTGTTTCTGGAATGCACACGAACGCGCAGTAGAAATATCACCCGATGCTGTGTTGCGAATGACGATCACGTTATTGCCCCAGGTGGCAGATGACTGGCTTTGCGCGTTATATGCCAGAGACAACTTCTTGTTCACTGGGGAGGTTTTCAGCAGCGTAACCGTAATGGTGCCTGACTTATCGGCGTGCAGGCTGTGCATCACTTCGCCATCGGCACCGATGGTCATAGTGTTCTTGTTGCCGCCCATGGTCTGGGTGATACCTTCCTCAGAGTTCGCAGAACCCTGACCAAGATCGATAACGCCAGTCGGACCGGAGAGGGACGCAGTGACGTCCATAAAAGAATAAGTAGCCATTCATGTTCTCCTTAGCGAACGACGTTGATCTGAACATCAGCGAAATGCACCGCACCCGCCAGCTTACAGGCAACCTGAATAACCGGCGCCTTACGGGCTTCTCGGTCAGCCTGTGCCTGTTCTGATAGCGGCTGTGCGTAGACGTAATAGCCTTTGGTCAGCGTATCGCCGGAATCCAGTTGCCCGATTGGGCCACCGTTCCAGACGCCGGCAGCCACCAGCCCGTTCGTGACAGACTGATCCATAGACTGCTCAACACTGGAGAGCAGGCGCGTAACACCCGCATCTGTTTGCGGAATTTTGGTGGTACTGGTGTACAGCAGGTTATACAGGTTGGTCTGAACGTAGTTCTGCAGCCAGTCGAGCCCGTGGCGCTCATCAAAGAAATCACCGCTGGACATGACGCCCTGCTGCAGGATTGCCGTATCGTTCTGGTAATACACAAACACGTTGCAGTTTTTGGCATCCAGCGCCGCCGCCTGATTGGTGGTCAGGGTTTCGTAAGTGCTCCCCGGCTCCTGTTTGAATTTCAGGGTAATAGTGGTATTGCTGCCGTTGAAATTCACCGTAAACGCGCGGCCAAATGCAGACAGCGCAGCGTACTTGCTGCTGGAAGAATACTGTACGAACGTGCGCCCGTATTTTGCCGCCTTCAGCTTGTAGGCCAGATCCCCGGTTGAAGTGGCGTCAACGGTGGCGGGATCGCTGGTGGTAATTGCCAGAATGCGGCTGACGCCCGAAGCTTCTACGGCTGCAGCAACCTTCAGCCAGTCGTCATCTGCAATATCCTCTTTGTCTGCAATACCGAGACCATACCAGTTGGTGTAGCCCATTACGGCGTTAACCGCATCCATCAGCTTTTCAGCAGCACCCGCTTCACCCGTTGCCAGTGCTTTAGCCCAGCGACCTACATACACCTCTTTAGGTCGTGGTGACTGGGAGAAATAGACTGTTGCTGCTTCATATTCGGGGCTGTCCACGCCGAAATCAGATCCGATGTCCTCCTTTGAGGAGTAGAGGCGAAGGCGCTCTTTCACCGGGATTACCGTGGATGTCCCGAGAATAAGCAGTGAACCAAAATTTCGACCAGTAGCCGCGCGCGGCCCAATGATCACGTCGACATTAACGACGTTTGATACAGGTAATCCCTGCGGCATAATTTAATCTCCGAAGAATGAAACTGGTGCATCCACCAGCGATTTAATGCCATACTCGCGTACCACCTTGCGACGAAGGCGCACAGTAATGTCGTAACGGCGAACCCACTGCTGGTTGATAATTTCCGGGAAAGGGGTCAGACCGGTGTAGTCCCCCATGGACAGGCCAAGCGCGTTCAGTTCGGCGTTGTTTTGCGCAACAGAAATACCATCGCGAAAACGTGACGCAAACGTCATGCCCGCCGGGCCATAAAATGACGCCATGCACTCAAAGGTTTCATGTCGCCAGAGCTGCGCGCCCTCTTCAGTCTGGTTAGTGAATGCGGGGCTGCTATCTATGGGCCATCCGGTAACGCCGAACGCGCACCAGTTCGTTTCAGCTGGCAGCAGTGACGGCTGTTCTTTCTGCCATCGGGGGCGAACCATTCCAGTCGGCAAACCGGAAACGTTGCGTACCCACTGGCTTAACAGCCTGTCGAGCGCCTCGTCATAATCCGGATCGCCGCTGACAGGTGTAAGCCATCCCGGCTCCATACTGGAATTATTGCTCAACGGGAAATCCTCCATCGAACGGCAGCAGCTCGCAATGCGCCTGTACAAAGCCGGCGCCATATGCGGTGTACGGGTCAACAAAAGTCACCCGGTAATCCCGGTTCTGATACGTCACAATATCGGCATCGCGCCCCGTCTGCCCCTGTGTCAGTCGCTCAGCGGTCACAATAAGGATTGCTCCACTGATAACCTGCCCGGACTGCATGCGGCGGTTTTCCAGTGAACGGTCAACGGTAACAACCCCGGCAAACTGCGTTTTAACTTCGCTGTCGCTACCAATCCCGTCTTCGTCCACTGTCTGTACCCGACGCGTTACCCAAAGGTTGAAGTTACAAAAATCCGGGTCGAAAAGAACATCGGTTACATCAAGAGTCGGCATCTTTATCCCTCACTACATGGGTTATTGAGGCGAGATATTTGCCAGTATCGTAAAGAGGCTTAGCCAAAGTGGTGCCCGGAGATTCACCAGCAGCACGCCGCGCAAGTTCCGCTTTCGCACCTTTACGCCCACGGCGCGCACGCGCTTCAACGGTGCTATCTGCAAGCGGAGTAAAATTGGCAGCTTTGATGTGATTTTTCACCCCTCTTGCAGCCACTGTACCCGCGCGGTTGAGTGCTCTTTCCGCTCCCGCCGCATTACCATCAAGCGCAGCCTGTGCCGCAGCTTTAAGCTGTGGCATCGTCTGGTCTTCAACTGATTTAACGCCGGGTACAAGATGCGGACGTGGTGGGATGTTTTGTGCAGGTGAACCGTATTCGTTGATATACCCAATCCCGGCATTACCGAACGACACATCATCCCGATCGCTGTCTTCCGCAGGTATACCGACCAGCACATCCTTTTTGGTTAGCGACTTTAGCGCATCCAGTATTGCCTGAGCGTTATCAACCCTCGTTGTTACACCGCTTTTGAAACTCATAGCTGGCGTCCCCCTGCACCGAACATCGTGATCAGCTGATAAAATTCAGCGCCATACCGGGTGTTATTCCAGAAGCCTGCGTCAGGGTTTAGCGTCGCGCTGGTGTCATAGCTGACGCTTACCTTGTCAACGGACTTGGAGGACTGAACACCATTGGTTGAACCGCCCGGACCGCCAACCAGCATCGCCCGGCTATCTGCCGCCCAGAGCGTCATATAGTGCGCAACGAACAACTCGGCAAAGTACGGAAACAACTTTTTGCCGGTGACGTTTTCGCTCAGTAGTTCATCGGCCAGATTTAGACGGAACTCGATTTGGACGTCGGGATATTTTGCCGGGTCAGCAAACTGCGGGAAGTCGCGGCGAAAATCACTTACTGTTGGCAGGCTTTGATTCTTTGGCATCTTTCGCCCCATTACCGCCAGTCCGGGCGGAAGTAATCTGCGCCTGCAGGCTGTCGTTCTGCTCCTGCAGCTTGAGCAGAGCGTCTTTCAGATCGGCAATCAGTTTATCTTTATCGGCAATCTGCGCCTGAAGGCTGTCAATAACGGGTTGCTGGTCATCAGTTTCATTCGATCCGCTTTCGGAAAGCTCAGCGTGCGCCCGGGTAAACCAGTGCGACGCGACCTCTTCTGGTACGTTATGCCGTCCCCGGCCAAACTCCTGTTTTGACTGATCGCCGAGCGTCAGCGTAAACGGGGTGTGAACATGGATGGTAACCAGCTTTTCTTTCGCCATTTTTAGTTTCCTTCTGGCCCCTTTCGGGGCCATTCTGGTTATCAGATACCGTCCACGTAGGACAGGGTTTCTTTGTACACTGGCTCAACCGCACCGAGCTTGCCGTAGTAGGTCGCAATCTGGTACAGACCACGATACTGAACAGGAACGCTTTGCAGCGGAACCAGTGGATAGCGGACGTATTTCTTATCGTTGGTGTAGGCGACCATACGGTCTTTACCGCCAACCCCGCGCCCTTTCAGCCATTTTACCGCTTTGATTTCCAGCGGAACGCCGTTCTGGTGGAAAGCGATAGTGTTCACAGCCAGATAGGTCAGCAGTGACTGGTTACCCGCTTCGGAAACCTTACGGCTCGCCAGCAATGAATACTGCTCTGGCGGAATGCGCAGATCAGAAGGCACGACGGAATAACCGGATGCTGCCCAGGCATTCGACAGAATGCTGTTTACGCTGTCGAGGATCTCATCGTTGGTGGAGTTAGCCCAGGTCTTCGTTGCGTTGTTCAGCGTCACACCAACGAGATTCGTCAGACCTTTCAAACCAAGCGCTTCGTCTCCGACGTAAACCTGTTCGTCGTTATCCATCTGCCATTTAAGCTGCATCCCGTCGTACTTCTGAGTGTCGATCGGACGGCCTACCTGCTGTGCCGCAGCCAGCTCAACAACAGTCCATCCCAGCTCCATCCCCCAAAGGTTCAGCGGATTGCCGTCTTTACTGATATCAACATTAACGCCAGCAATGGCAGTTGAATCTTTGCCTACCCAGTTTTTACCATTCGGATTAGCGCCAGAACCCGCCACGCCAAAACTGGTATTCGTCCAGCTGGAAATGTCATCTGCGATAGAGACGTCTTCGCGCAACTGGATATCACGTGTCCAGGTATAACCCACCAGTGGCAGATTCAGCCCCTGGTCGAGTCGCTCCAGCTCCCCGATGAGAAAGGCACCGGAGCTATCAACGGTTGCCTGATCAAAAGTAATCATTCGTCTGTTCCTTAAATCTTCCAGGAGATTTCTGCGTTGCCGTTAGCGTCACCGGCCCCCGTAAAAAAAGCATCAGGTAACGCGGCTGTTTTGCCTGTCACCTCTGCCGCCGTGATCCCACCAAGCGGAACCGGGATGGAAGCATCGGCTGATACCACGATGTACACCACGCCCCCTTTTTTAACGGACGAAGCATCAGCACCCACGTTTACCGTCATGTACCCACGCTTCATGGCGTCGCCCGGGAAATTCTTATCAGTACCCACCTGGCGAACCATGTCTGGCTGCGATGTGGTCGGATACGGACGAACGTAGATACCCTTCACCTTGTCGACGGTGTCACCCTCCGCCAGCGGCACGAAAAAGCCGTCAGCGTCGTATTTGCCAGCCAGACCATACGCTGCGAAGGCGTTATCGGATTTAAGGATCACCGGTTCGACGGTTAAGTCCTGCGGGCGAGAGATAGCCCCGGCAATGCCAACAGGCATCCGGTACAGATATGCAGTCATTGGATTATCCTTTGCGGTTAGACCAGAAGTCGGCGTTTTGTTTGTTCAGGGAAGCGATGCTGGTCATGCCCATGCCTGGACGTTGTGCATCGCCCGTGGTGCTGCGGGTGTTTCTCCCTTTGGCAATCTCAGATACGGCGTTAAACGCCATATCAACCGATTGTTTAGGTAATTTGCGGATATCAGCGTCACCGACAACCTGGCGAACCAGTGTTTTGTCTGCGGCCGCCAGCACATCACGTTTAAATGCGGTCGGTTTCACCTTACGGCTCAGATCGATACCCGGGATAATGACTTCAGCGCGATAGGCAGAATCACCAGTAATCGTGGTTTCCTCTTCGTTGTCCTCGCCGTCGCCGGTCGGGTCTTTCTTATCTTTATCATCAGGGGTGTCAGCATTATCGCCTGTTGCCGTTCCTTCCAGCTTAGCCAGCAGGGCCTTGAGCAGGGTTTTGATATCGTCCTCGCCGTCGCCGGTCACATCTCCGCCCATCTCCGGCTTTTTGTCCGGCAATGGTTGTTGTGGTGAAAGGTTAATGTTGAGATTGACGCCGCCCGGCAGATCACCTTCATCCCCCGTTACAGCCGCTGGCGCTGAGTCCAGCAGTTCGTTCATAGTGTCCGAGTCACCTGTTTTGATGGCCGTGCGCATGCGGGTCCACCAGCTTTTCTTTTGATTTGCCATTGTGTCTCTGTCTCCAATTGCACAACGATTTCCGGCTCTGCCTTTGGGGACAAGAGCCACATGGTTTCCGGTAATATCGACCTGCTCAGCCTTACCCGGCTCAGCCTGTTCATATTCCGCGTCATAGCCACACGACACTTCGCGCAGACCATCTTCGATAAGCTGAATGGCGCTTTCGTCTTTGACGATAAGGTCAGCCAGCATCAAATCAGACTGCTCACCAGTCCCGCGCCGGACATTCTGAAGATGACCGACCGCAAGCTCTTTCCAGTTCTCGGGATTGACCAGCCGGACGTTCCCGTTTTCATCCTCCGGATGCAGGATCGTGATGCTCATCCCTTCGAAGGAGGCAAGCGTGGCCGGATGGAATACCTGCTCAGGAGAGCGCGTTACGACTATCTCACCGAACTTGTCAGGCTTGAGGTTTGGCAGATCAGCAGCGCCGTAAAGCTGCTTACCCGTTCGACCTATCGGCACGTCTCTACACAGCAGCGAGCCGTCAGCCAGCTGATAGCGGGTTTCCCCCAGCCGGGTATTGAAAAAATATTTCATGTTTTACCTGCGATTCAGGCGAGATAAGAATGAGGGTTGGGGAAGACGATTTCTTTATAACAGCGGCAGTTCGGGAGCTCGCCAGCGTGACCGGTCATGCCGTCAAGCGTTGGGGGTCGTCCCCATTCGACAAACTTCCCTTCCATCTCCCGATGAGAATGCCGGACGTCGCCATCTTCGGCTGTACGCCAGATATAACCATTCGAGCCGATTGACAGCGCTCGCGCCTGATCGAGCGCGCCGGTTGCACGTCCAAGTTCGGTACGGGCGATAAGGTCAGCCCTGGACTTTGCTATATCACCCGATGCTGCAATTTCTTTAGCAAAATGCTCCGCTCTCCCACCGGTCACAACAGCTTCAATCGCCCGATTCTGGATGTCGTATACCCTGTCAGCAGCCTCGAGGGGTAGCGATTTAATGTACTTAACCTGTTCGGCAACGATGGATTTCATCACCTGCCCTGGCGGGGCATTGCTCACCAGATTGCGTAGTTCACGACTGATGGTTTTGCTGTGTTTCCGCCACTGCTCATCATTCTTGCGCACAATGTCAGCGGTAAAGTTCTCAGCAACCTTCGTCGCCCACGGCGTTATAATTTCGCTGTAGCGCTCCAGGGCCTCCATGATTTCGGTGACGCTATCGTTTGAACCATCGTAGTGCCCATTTACGATATCCCCGACCGCCCGCGCTATCTGCCGTAGGCTCGTTCGATATCGGATCTCCGCCTGTCGGCTCTGGCGGTTTGTCGACAAGTTCGCCGATGCCTGGTGGCGCTTCGTCTTCGGCATTCTCGATATCCTCGTCGGTAATGGATGCGCCGATGCCAGTAACATCGGAGTTCTCACGCAGGTCGGTCATAGCGGCTTTGGTTGTCATCAGACCTGCATCCAGCGCATTGACAATCGCCGTTGTGGTATTCACAGCCACCGTTGAGCGGTCCACATCTGACATCTGCCATAGCGGGTTAAACTCAAACGTGAAATCGTCCGGCAGCGGCTTACCGAGCTCCGAGCGATGCATAATGTCCAGCACCCGGCGCACTGGCAAGCGTAAGCGACGTTCCTGCAATGAACTGACCCGGTCATAATAGTTGGCAAGGTCTGCGTCACCCGTTGAGAAACCTTTAGGGGACTGCCCGAACAGGCGCACCAGTGGGATACCAACAGCACCGCTAATCTGCTCGGCGAACTGCGAAAGAATGTCATCCAGACCACTAAAGCTGTACTGGTGGGTTTCGAAGGTATCCTTGGCATCCATTAGCGTCATGCCTTCATTGCTCTGAAACTGGCGGATCAGATCAATGTTTTTCAGCAACGCCTCGAATGCCGGGCCGCCCAGTGCAATAAGCTCACGGAGTTTTTCCACTTTGTAGGTCCGCAGATGCGCTTTGTAGACCAGCTGCGCCGCACCGACAGTGGCGCTGTCGAACGCAGTGAGCCGATCCCAGATACGCTCTACAACCGACATGCCCCATTCGTTCTCGGTCATCTTCTGCTGGAATGGCAGCGTCACCCCATCGAAGCGAATCAGGCGGCTATGGTGAATACGCCAGGCGGGGATGCCCGTTGCGGTGGTCACCACATCATAAAGCTCGGGCTTGCCGAGATTCGGCCCCATCTCTTTAATGCGGCGCGTCAGTACCGGGTTAATCATCCAGCGGTCGAGCGGGAGAATACCCTTAAACTTGCCTTCACCAATGGTTTCGAGCCGTAACGGGGTCATGGGCGCCTGACCTTCTATCATGATGAAGCCCACCGCGCCGCCGTAGAGACGAGACCATTTCAGTACGTCGTTCAGCGCATCCCAGATTTGCAACTGGTCCATCTGCGCTTCGAGGGTGCCACGGTCTTTTGCGTCAATCTCAGAAGTGATGCGAATGCCTTTCCGGGTCATATCGTCCGGAATAGCGTCGACCGCCTCGCCGATTATCCATGACGAACGATAGGACCATTCCACCAGCATGCGGTTGCGGCTGGTGAAATTCGCCCGGTAGGTCGATGCGGAGTGCTGGTTAGGCGTCTGCATCCCCACGCGGGCGACAAAGTTCTCGTAGCCGTCGGCAGTGGCCTGTACCGTTCGTCGCGAGGCTTGTTTGTTTCGTGCCATCAGGCCTGTCTCCCTAGCAGCTCCCAGATATTGAGGGCTGAATTCATTGGCGCGTAGCTGATCATCACCGAGTCGGCGAGGTTCGGCGACCTGGTGCCGTCAGGCTGTTTATCCACAACGATTTTCCCCACGCCGTTAATGGAGTAGGTTGGCTGCGAAAGCTCGATGATGAGTTTGTCTTTGCTCTCCATCGTGCTGCTGATGGAGATAATTTCGTCCGGGTTGTAGGCCATACCCTCAACAACGGCGCGGTAGGTATTCCGGAAGAGCTTGCGTAAGTACCACCAGCTCTGTGCCTTGGCGTTGGCGAAGAAATCCTTGTTCAGGCGTGCGGCCTGCCCATTGTCGCCCCGTACGGCTTCGTCATCAGGATCGAATACCGCGCCGCTACCGCGAAACGGTGTGGCAAGTATTGGCGGCCTGCGGGCAGCTTTGCGTAACTCGTTAATGGCGCGCGCATCGCCGCGAACGCCAGCGCCCAGACCGTCTTCGTCGAAGCGAAACTCTTCGATGTTATCCTGTTCACAAAAGCCGAAGACCTTCTCAACAGACTGGTAAATGTCGCTGCCCACGCCGGACCATTCCCGCACGTTCTCCAGAAGAAAACCGTGACGGGTCGAAAAGGCGTTTTTGTCCCGACCTTCGTCGGCAACGTCCATCGCGCCCAGTCGTTTGCCAGTTGGCTGGATGCCCAGCCTGATATGTGCATCAACAGCAGCCTGTACCCAGTCTGAGGGGATCAGGACACCTTCCGCTGATGCGCTGTAGTTCAGGTCAAGCTCCTGCGCCACTACCACCGGATTGTCGATTTTCTCGCATTCCCTGCGATACCACTCATCATCCTTACGGGGGTCGCTGCGCCAGTGGAATGTGAATACCGGTATCTTTCCGCCGTGGCGTTTCTGCGCAAACGGGTTCGCCATGCCGTTGACCGAACTCAGGTCAATACGGCAACGGGTGGTTTGCGATAACGCCGCATCAATCAGTAGCGGGCGTTGCAGAAATGCAGCCTCATCCACCAGATAGAGTGTGGTTCGGTCACCACGTCCAATATTGTCACCAGCCTCGCCCTTGATGACCGCGCCTGTCTCAGGAAATTCAACACGCATGTACGGTGCATGCTTCTTCTCATTCCATGACCCACGAAACTCGACGGGCAGCGTCTCCACAAACTTGCGCGCCTTCCAGAACAGCGCCTTAGGGTCACCAGTACTGTCGACATATTCCTCTTTACGGGAACCAAAGCCGATGACCATCTCTTTGTTAAACAGGCAAAGCGAACAGGCCATCCCGATCGCCGTCCAGCTCAGCCCCATTTCACGGGATTTTTCGGTGATACCGTTCTCCCGCTTGCCCCAGCGTTCCATAATCCAGTGAATCCACTCTTCCTGTTTCGGGAATAGCAGAAAAGGGATGGTGACCGGCAGGCCATAATCGATATTACGCGGGTCCGTCGTCATGCCCCAGTCGATGATGAACTGAGCCGGGTTAGTACGATAAAACTGCTTCAACGCGGGCAGCATCTCAGGATGCTGGCGAATACGCAGCAAACGCTCCATTCGCCATTCAAAAACCATCTGGTAATCAGGATTTTTGAAGTCAAAGGGGAACGGTAAAGGCATAGCTAACCCATCATCTTTTGATACGCCTCCGCAGCTTGCTCAGGCGTTAAATTGGTAACCTCGGTTCGGATTGGCGTACCATCCGGACCAGTTAGTTCATTTTTCACGTTGTCTTTAAACGCCTGAATAGCGACATGGCGCCCCAACAACTCAAGGTTTTTAACCTTGTCGGGCCACTTAATCTTTTTAAGAATACCCACCATTGCGCGGTCATCCCCGCGCCCCTCGAACATTTCGGCCAGGTTGAATCCGCTAAGGTACCGACGCCACGATTCCGGCCACTCAGAGAGTGGCTTAACGCTCAAATCGTCTTCGAGAATATCGGCCACATCGAGCTTGTCGATCTCCACCAGCCGCATCAGCACATAATTCGCGTCGATGCCCAACTGGTCGATACGCTCCTGCTTTAGCTCGTTGATGCGGGCGCGTATTTCAGGTTTGCCGTAAAGCTCAGCCCCTGTAACATGCGCTCGCTTAGCGGCGTATCCTGCACGGATAGCGGCTTGAGTGGCATTCAGATCGACAAGAAACTCGCGGCAAAACACCTCATGCTTTGCTTTCAGCTTCTTGGTCATATTGATTGTCCTGTGTATGGCTACTGAGCCAGGCACTGTGTTCTGATATAGTCCTGCGCCCCTTCCAGTTGCTTTTGCATTGTTGTCACTCGCTCTTTGAGGGTGAAATAATCCCGTTGAGCGGAGTCTGCCAGTCTGGGGCGGGCTGCATTATCCACGCGGGCGGCGGAGGTGGATTTACCTGCCGGCACTGCGGGACAGGTGGCGTTGACGAGCAGGCGACGACGGCCAGCGGCGACATCACCGCGCAAAGCATCATTCTCAGCTTTCGCATCAGCGAGTTCCTTTGTATATCTTGCATCGAGGGCGGCAACTTCACGCTGGCGCGTTTGCATATCGGTAATTGTCCCGTTCGCCAGCGTCAGACTACGGCTGGCGGTATCGCGCTGCGACTTATACTGAATGGCGTTGTCGCGGTAATGCTCTGTTGCCCATGCAAGTGCAGCAATCAGCAAAGTCACTGAGAGTTGCAACCAGTATTTTTTCAGCAATACAGGTAACAGATTCATACCAGCACCGATTTTGCTTTTTCAAAGCGCTCCCGCCGATCACCAATACCGTTCTGCCCTCCGTTGATGACCTGCGTAACACGTACCAAGTCGCCGGAGTATTTCAAGCATCCTTTGGTGGCGAAAAACCACGCTGCGGATCGGGCTGCATATCCTTCCTGCTCCAGTAGTTGTGGCACCAGCAATAAATCAATACCCAGCGCATCGCCGCACTTGTGGTAATTGTCACGACCGGTAATCTGGATAAGCCCACGCCCGCGATACTTCCAGCCATCTCCGGCGTCTTTGTTACCCATGCGGCCACCGTAAACCAGATTGGCTATTTGTGGCTGGTGGGCAACCTGGCGACCATCAATACGCCCCAGCATTTCGCACTGATAAGTCGTCAGGCGTTTACCAAACGTCTTCTTCAGCGCCCCCACCGAATAATTGAAGCTTTCCTTCAGAACAGTAAATCCTGCTGATTCATGTCCCGTTTGTGCAATAAACATTGCCTGATCCAGCGGAGCAGTAATACCGAATTCGCTCATTGCCGCAATAATATGTGGATACCAGCGTGCGGCCAGTTCGGCGCTGATACAGGCCGCCTGCTGAAATTGTGACAGATTCATAGTTAATCCCGGTTATTGTCCCCACCGATACGCCCCCCGATAAACTTCATTGCGAAGCCCCGGATAGCATCCACGCCGATAAGGCCGACACCACCGCCAATTGCAACAGACAGGGACTTGGGCCAGCCGAAATATTCCAGCGCAGATGAGAAGGTCAACGTCAGGGCACCACATAGCAGAATTTCGAGTGTTTTTTTCTTCCAGCCACCACTACCGCCAAAGTACGCAATACGCAGGCCAGCCATAAATAACGACATCAGAACAGCGCCCAGCGGCGTATCTCCTCGCCACCAGCTCTGGAACAGCTCCAGCCAGCCCTGCCAGGAATGGGGATCGTTGTGCATTTTCATAAGCCTCACCTCCGATTGTTCGGATGGTGCAGAGTTGGTTAAAGAGATCAGGCTCTCGGGCTGCGTTTGCTACGTAGGTAATATCGAGGGTGGTTCCCGGAGCCTGATATAGTGGACGGGCTCTACGCAAGCGCCTGTCGGATTGGGTTATGAGCCGTCCGCCAGTGAGCCCTGAATACGGAAAAGGCCCGCCGAAGCGAGCCCCATAATTTGTTAAAAAACAGCTCTATTTAACATAATGTACGTTATCGGCACCACGCGATCCGCACTCGCCACAGGTTTGCGGTGAAAGGCGTATTTACGCGGGTTAAGTGGTTCGAAACGGACAAAAGCGAGTGAATAAATCGTGCATAAAACAGGGTGCAAAATGCATAGCGTTTTTTCGCAGCGTAAGCCCTGTTTTATTAACTTTTCCCCTGAACGGGGCAAGAAAAAAGCCCCCACACGGGAGCCTCTTCGTTGAGGTCAGAAATTCAACTCATACCAGCGTAGCGCACTTTTTGCGGCCCGCACTAATACTTTTTTCACTTCGTTGTTTTTCAACCTCAGGATCCATTTGCAAACGCACATTCAACATGCAAAGACACCCTTCGATAAACCCTTCTGCGGTAGACATGAGGCGGCGGACCTCACGTTCGGAAATTTTAGCCCTTCGCCCTATCTCGCGTTTGGTCAACCCGTGGACGTAGTACAGCATGATGACGTCCAGCTCCTCGGGCTTGCGCACCTGCTGCAGACGGCAGACACAGCCATCAATAACCAGCCCGTCGTCGTCGCAGCAACTCAGTCTGTTGGACGAACTGCTGACCACAAGTCCTTTAAACCCGGCAGCGACCGGAGCCCAGCTTACTGCGGTGTTGCTATCGGCAGCCCAGCCGCCCCAGCGCTCTAAAACCAGTTGAATATTACGCATAGCTCTGACCTCTACGTTTTGCTACAGAAAATTTTTCAGGGAACCGCGCCCGCCTCTCCGTGGGCATAGGTAACACAGCCCCGATTTGTGTATCGCACACCCCAACATGCAAAAAGCTATTAATTCGGAGTGGAACCACCGTCCCCCACCTGGAACCACCTTTTTCTAACCTTTCCCCCAATCGACTTATATATATATATGGGGTTTCTAGCAGAAAGGTGGTTCCAGTGGTTCCGCCACGCTTGCTACAAGGGCTGCGAGGGCTGCGAGGGGGAACCACCTTCACTTTTAAGTGGTTCCACGTGGTTCCAGCGGTTCCCAAACCTTGCATTTTTTCCCCTCAATTCGCCTTTGGGCACGCTTATAACCGCAATTTTGCAAGACATTGCTAATTCGCATTTCTTCGCGTTTTCCGATGTGGCTGGGATTTAAGCCAATCGCATCACGCAAAACGTCACTAGCGCGTAAAAATTCGCAGTTTCGCGGAATGTCGTTAGTCATCAGGTCAGGCGTGTCGAGCCATTTCTCTACCGTCTCGAGCCACGCGTCCTTGATGGTGTACTGTTCGTGGACACTCGAACCGAGCCGTTCAGCATCGCGGAACTGGATGCCACCGAGGCGCTTAAACGTCTCGCGAGCCTCAGCCCATAGCAAAAGCAGGTCGGTTTTTATCGCTTTCACGTCGACTTTCGACACCTCAACGGGCAACCACCGGCGGTTACCGGTCTTATCCGCGAGGAATTCGTCCTCGTTGGTGGTACCAACGAACACTAGGCGACGCGGGAACTGGGTGGCGAATTCACGATATTTAGGGATCCAGTTCTCATGCGTGCGCGTCACGAATGCCTTGATGCTTTCCAGCTCTTTGGTATTGAGGCCGCGCAGCTCGCCAATCTCCGCCACCAGACGCCCGCGCATCTTGCGTGCGAGGTCATCGTCTTTCTCTGCGAAAGAGATCTCAGTGAAGAACGCCGGGTCGGGGCTCAACGCCTCCACGCCGGAGGATTTACCGCAGCCCTGAGGACCGACGAGGATCGGCACCATATCGGCTTTAACACCGGGCTCCAGCACCCTACCAGCCAGCGCCGTCCACATGTACATGGACACCGCGCGGGTATATGGCGTGTCAGCGGTACCGAAGTGCGTATGGTAGAAAGATTCGATGCGTGGCACGCCGTCCCACTCCAGCCCGTTTAGCCAGGTGGTCGCCGAATCGAACGGCTGTTCGTCAGCGGCCAGCAGCACCACGTCGCGGATGAGCTCGCGCCCGACAGGCTTAAAGCCGCGCTTTTCCATCGTGATGCGCAGGCGCGCATAGTCCGCATCGGTGAACGCCTGCCACTGACCGGAGCCTGCCGGGGCGAACATGATTTCATCGCGGAACTGGTCGAAGCGAATATCGATGTCCACGAAGTCAGGACGCACAACGGCTTTGGCCGCGTTGCTGATGGTGGCCTCGATGCGGCCCCACTTATCGCGCTCGAACGCAGGCAACGGTAATGGCTCGGCCACTTCTGTGCTGGTCAGGTCTTCGAAATCGTCGTTGCGGATCCCAATGGCATTAAGGAAATCGCCGTCGTCGCGGTGCGCACAGCTGGCGTGCAGACACTTGAAATGCCCCTGCTCAAAGCCCGCGGTACCACCCGGGAAGTAAACTGTGCTGGTCGGGTCGCCGCTGGTGCTGTGACCATCCTCAAACGGGCAGCGGATATAGCGCTCGCCGTTCGCGCCGTCCAGCAGCGTCCAACCGTTCGCATCCAGATAATTCGCTGTCTCATCCGTGGCGCCGGGCGTGAACGTTGAGCGGTCGCGCATCTTCGTGCTGCCCGCTTCAGTGGTGACCGACACAGGCAACTGGTCCGCCAGGCGCTGCCACAGCGTTTCGAACTGGTCAGCAGTAACGACGGGTGGCTCATCCGGCAGACCACCGTCCCATTCAATACGCGCGCCGCTGCTGTGCGTACCGCAGGCAACGAACTGCTGCCCGTTCGCCAGTAGCTCGATAATCCCCATATCACCCGCCAGACGGTGGATGCGCTTACGGAAATCGCCGTCAACGGCCAGCAGGTACAGACATTTATTGCTGTTGGCGCGCCAGCGTCGTGGCGGCAGCTCGCCCAGCAGCTGCACCAGCGTTTTGCGAATATCAGCCTGGATGTCTTCGTCTTCGCTGTCACAGTCCAGCGCAAGCCAGCCGTGACCTGTACGCACGCAGATCCCGTAATCGGGCTCTTTAGACCATCGGGCAAAGTCATGCTCAGTTACGACGTGTTCTGTCCAGTGTGAAATACCGGTGACCTGACGGTCACGGTTATAGCGGCTCGGTGTTTTGCCAAGCGCTTTCAGTTTACTGTCGGGGGAAATGGCCGCGTCTGGGTTGCAAACGACTGGCAGCAACTGGTCAGTACGTCCCAGCACCAGATCGAAGTGAAACCATTCATCAGGCGTCGCCCCCCAGCTTTTGTTTTCTGGCATGGGTTACGCCTTTTTGTCGTTTTGGAGGCCGTGCAGCAACCAGTTAGGATCGCAATCAAGCGCAACGGACATTTCAAGAAGATAACGAGGGCGGGAGATAACACCGCTTTCAATTCTGTTTATCGCCTGCTGACTAACCCCTGTTAGCTCTGCCAGCGTGACCTGTGTCATTTTGAGCTCTTTACGTCGCTCTTTTACTCGAGTAGCCAGAGTCATCGTCATCACCTCATACAATTTTAGTAGTATTTAGCAACAACTAATGATGTTTGTCAAATACAACAAAAATTGTATTTAATAATAGAGGGTCATAATTTCAACTCTTAAAAGGTATTAACAATGTCTCTCGCAGCACGCTTCAAAGCCCGCCGCCTCGAGCTCGGAATGACACAAGTAGAAGTCGCGAACTCTGCGGGGGTGAGTCAACAATCGATTGAGTCTATTGAAAGTGGACGGACCCGAAAGCCTCGCAACCTTTTGGACCTTGCCAAAGCGTTAAAATGCAGCCCGGACTGGCTTCTGAATGGCAAGAACATCATGCCGCTTACCGAAATAAGCACCAGAAGAATACCTGTACTGAGCTATGTGCAGGCAGGTTGCCTCACAGAAGCAAGAGACATAACCGATCTGACAGGTGATTTTGAATATATTCTGGCTGACTCCGATGTACCAGAGACGTGTTTTGCACTGCGTATAGATGGCGATAGCATGCAACCTGAATTTAAAGAAGGGGATATTGTTATTATAGACCCCGACCTATGCCCTGCTCCCGGCGAATTTGTCGTCGCCAAAAACAACGGACATGAAGCAACGTTTAAGAAGTACCGCCCGTTAGGAATAGGGATTGACGATTTCGAACTGGTACCACTTAACCCTGACTATCCAGTATTACGTAGCGCGGAGCTGCCATTACGCGTTATTGGAGTGATGATTGAGCACCGCATTTACCGCCGTAAGCGTTAATTTACCCCTTCAGGAGGGTCAGAAGATCCTCCCTTCCCTTACTTGTAAAATTCTACAAACTAAATTCATTTAAATATCAATAACGTGGTATTCACACGACACAAAATACCACATTTGTGGTTTACAAAATACAACTCAAATTGTAGATTTAACCCCAAGTCGAACGGCGCGACTCTAAACCATGCGTCGGGACCGTGGCGGGACAGGATGTCGGCAATACGGGTCAATTTAAAAATATCAAACGTAAGAATCCCCGTCGGCACCTTGAACCGGGCGACGGCTAATACCGGGAAGGTAAACAAAGTGGATAGTTGGCAAAGGAAATCGAGGGAACTGCTCACAGGTCACACGTGGGTATCTGGAAGGCTTAGAACAAAGGCAGATAGCTTCCATCCTCTGTAACAAGGCGAGTTCCACCATGGGCACAGCTTACGTTTGATAGCTCCCTTTGGGGTGCGGTGAATTGCAGTCCACCGAGACAAGCCGAAGATCAGCACCGGCCACCGCACCACCAAAGTGAACTGACCAACGCAGGAATACATCATGATCACTGTTAAAAGAGCTGAATATCTGTCTGCGCTGACATGCGCTGGCGTGAAGGAGGTCCGCTATTACCTGAATGGCATTTTCTTTGACCCTGAAGGTTTTGTTGTGGGTACAAACGGGCATCGCCTGTTTTGCGGTAGGGCCATAACCGAAGGGGAAAGCGCTATTGTCAACGTGAAAGTAAAGCCTCCCACAAAATTTGAGCAGGTCCGTATAGATACGGTATTGAAAGCGGCCACTTTTCTCAATAACGAAGGTCAGACCGTCATGACATCGCCAGTCGAAGTTATCGACGGGCACTTTCCGGACTGGCGACGGGTGGCTGACTTTAAACCCGAGAAAGTGGATGCCATTGGTATACATCTGCCCTATCTGGCAGACGCTGCGAAATGCTCAAAATATTTCGATAAAAAGGCCAACGCCATTATCGAAACACAAGGCGTATCTGACGCGATACGCCTTCAGTTAAGCGCTGACGCTTATATGCTCATTATGCCAGTCCGTATGCCGTCCCCCATCTGAATAAATCATCCATTGCTGTGTGTAGTCTTTGCCCGCCGCTACTGACGGGCTTTTTTATGTCTGAAAACGCATTCAGCGGAGTGCGTTCCCCGACATAAAAGGAGCACCACCGATGAAACCTGAACACCTCCACCGGCTGACGGGGCGCGACGTGCTCCGTTACCGCCGCAAAACTTTCGACTTAATTACCGGTCTGGCCCTCGCTACTGCGCTCGGCCTGATCATAACTTTCATTCTCCTTGTAGCGAGGACCGCAGTATGAGCTTAGAAACAAACCTAGAGCTTAATAACCAACTGGTAACCCGTAATAACGAACTGCTGGAACGTCTAATCAGCACGCTGGCATCAGGCGTTGTCATGCGCCCGGATGCTATAGCGCAGGTGCAGGAATACCATGAAACAGTGGCTAAAACAAAAGCGGCTCTGACGCTGGATGATCTGGAATTCAGCGACGTTATCGCGCTTGCAGCCTTCTATCCGGTACCGCAACAAATCACCGAAGAAATGTTGCAGCGCGCCGTCGCGTACCGCGACGCAACCGGTGAAGCACGCGTGGTGCAAATCGATGCGCTGGATAGCGCGTTGCAGGGTGTGAAACGTGCAAAAGAGTTGTTAAAACCCGCACTGCTCGACCTGTCCCGCAATATTCTGAAATTCTGGGACGACCTGCCGACCATCGGCGAGCGCCGTGCTTTTGCCGAGCGCCTGCTTGATGCTCCGCCAGCCGGGCGGGATGAAGTAAAGCCGAAGAAAGGCAGCAGCAAAGACAGTAAAACCGAAGAACGTACAGGGCCGTTTTACATCAAAAGCCCAGACGGTTCAGCCGCCAGCGAGCTGCACACTTTACGCAAGCTGAATGCAATGCTTGAGAAAGGCCACATCGAGATTAACCGGGTTGAATATCTCCAGTTGCAGGAAGAATTCGCACGTAAAAACGCAGCAAATAGCAATCAGCAAGTGACCACTGATACTGACGATCAGCCTGAGTATGCTGCGCTGCGTAAACAGGCCGAAAGGTTGATCCTCCAGCTCGCGAAAGGCGGATACCGTGCCGAAGCCATTGCCATTCTGGAAAAACAGGGTGCCAAAAAACTCGGCGAAGTCGCTGACGAGCACCTCGCAGACGTGATCGCCCAGGCCGAAAAAGCGCTGGAGGGCTAATTATGCCAGATGTTCATGCAAGACTTTCCCCGTCATCCGCGCATCGGTGGATGCGCTGCCCCGGCAGTCTGGCGCTGGAAGCCACTCAGCCAGACAAAGAAACGTCCTTTGCTTTAGAAGGTACCGCAGCACATGCACTTGCCGAAAAGGTGCTGCGCAACCGCCAAAGCCACCCGGAATACTATGCGGGCTGCAATGCCGCTATGTTCCTCGGTTCTTACCCGCTCGCTGCGCATCCTGATGATACTACCGGCTCACAGGTAGGTGAGGAAATGGTCGAAGCCGTTGGCCGTTACGTCGATACAGTCTGGGCACTGTCACAGGGCAATGAGTTGCTTGTCGAACAACGTGTCGACTTTTCGCACATTGTCGGAGTGCCTGAGTCATTCGGTACCGCTGACGCCGTCATCATCGCCGGCAAAGAGCTGCAGATCCACGACCTGAAATACGGTAAGGGTGTGCGGGTCGATGCTGAGCAGAACGAGCAACTGCAGCTATATGCCCTGGGCGCACTTGAGCAATTCTGCATGCTGTACGACTTCGAAACGATACGCCTGTTCATCCACCAGCCGCGGCTTAACCACGTTTCAGAGTGGGCCCTGACGGTGGAAGAGCTCCAGACGTTCGGCGAACGGGCGCAGGAGGCCGCCGCTCATGTGATCGTGATGTTCAACATCGCTGATTGCGAAAGCGTCGAAACACTGCCACTGGAGAATTTCACCCCGGGCGAAAAACAGTGTCGCTTCTGTAAGGCAAAAGCCGTCTGCACTGCTCAGAAAATGCAGCATATGCAAACAGCTGCCAGCGATTTCGAAGATCTGTCTAAACCTGTCAGCGAGATAATCGCCGATGCCAGCGCACGTGTCCCCCTGTTAACCGTCGAGCAACTGGCGGAGATCTACAGCCAGGCCGACTTTATCGAATCGTGGCTAAAGGCAGTACGCGACCGTGTAAACGCTGAGCTGAACGCCGGGCATCCGGTACCGGGCTTTAAGCTGGTTACTGGTAAACAGGGAAATCGTGCCTGGAGCGATGAAGAAGCCGCCCGCGCACTGCTGAAAGACCAGTTCCGCTATAAAACCGAGGAAGTTTTCGACCTTAAACTAATTAGCCCGACCAAAGCCGAAAAGCTCATTAAAAAGGCCAGCCCCCGCCGCTGGACGAAAGTCGAAGCGCTGATCACCCGCGCTGACGGTAAGCCCACCGTCGCCCCCGAATCCGACCCGCGCCCAGCGCTCAATATCAACCCTGTTAACGATTTCGACGACGTGTCCGACGACGCGCTCGCCGCAGACCTCATCTGATTAAGGAAATACCCATGAAAATTAAACTGAACAACGTCCGCCTGGCCTTCCCTGCTCTGTTCGAAGCCAAAACCGTAAACGGTGAAGGCGACCCGCGCTTCTCGGCAGTCTTTCTGATGGCTCCGAACCACCCACAACTGGAAGAAGTTCGCAAGGCGTTAAAACAGGTGTCCAAAGAGAAATGGGGTGAGAAGTGGGAAATCATCTACGGCCAACTCGAGAAGAAGCTCAACCTGTGCCTGCATGACGGTGACGAGAAAGCTGAATACGAAGGCTTCCCGGGTAACTTCTTCCTGAACGCAGCCAACAAAGCGCGTCCGGCAGTTCTTGACCGCGATCGCTCACCGCTGATTCAGGCTGATGGGCGCCCGTATGCAGGTTGCTACGTCAACGCAGTGATCGACATCTGGGCGCAGGACAACAACTTCGGCAAACGTATCAACGCTTCGCTGGGCGGTGTTCAGTTCCTGCGCGATGGCGACGCCTTCGCTGGCGGAGGTGTGGCAAGCACTGACGACTTCGACGACATCAGCGAAGGCGCCGATGCCGACGCGTTGATTTAACCCCCACCGCGCCCGGCATATAGCCGGGCTGTTTTCCGAGGTCAGAACAATGGCACAAACAGTATTAACCAACCATATTAAAGAACAAGTTATCTGTAACGCGCTGACAAAAGCGGGAATACCCAAGCGCAAAGCGGCGCTGCGAGCAGCGCGTATTGACTGGGCTGAGCGTGTTCGCCTTGCGGCGATTGGTGGTCAAGAAGTTGAGGCCGAGATAATCAAAAACCTCAAAAAAATAGAAACGCTGGTATCAAAATTCCCCGAATCGTTAAAAACCGCCAATAGTATTATCAGGAAAGATAACGACATGTATCTGAATCTGGCTGGCTCTCGGGTTAACGTCTATTTCAACGGTAACTACCGGGGGTATGAATCAGGCTCCCCGGACCATATTCACAAAATCGCACCGAGTGAATTTACCCTGCTGGCAGATGACCCCTTAGTTACTGAGTTTTACGGGTTTGATGCACTTTATAAGCAGATTCAGAGCGATAAGTCAGACATTCGCCAGAACGTCAGCGCCGCATTGAGCAAAGTACGTACTGTTAAACGCCTGCTGGAAGAATGGCCCGAAGCTAAAGAGCTTCTGCCGGCTGACACCCCGTCCGTCCCCCTACCACCAGCGATACGGCGCGAAACTCTCAACGAAATGATCGGACTCCCTTCTGACGAAGAAGTCACAGCGTAATCACCTCACCCGGCCATGCGCCGGGTGTTTTGCAAAGAGCGTCCCTTTTTGCAAAGCACCCGCGAGGAATATCTATGTCTGAAAACATTCTCTGGGGCGACCTGGAAACCTTCAGTGAAATACCCATTAAAAACGGAACACATACCTATGCCGAGGGCGCCGAAGTAATGTTATTCGCCTGGGCTATCAACGACGGGCCTGTTAACGTCTGGGACGTCACTGCCGGCGGCGGTATCCCCCACGGCTTGTACGAGGCAATCGTAGCCCCTGAAACCCTGCTTTATTTCCATAATTCGCACTTTGACCGCACCGTCCTGCGTTATGCAATGCCGCGGCTGGCACCGCCAGTAGAACGCTGGCGCGACACAATGGTACAGGCGCTGGCGCACGGCCTCCCCGGCGCACTGGGGGCGCTCTGCGAAGTGCTGGGCGTTCCGCAGGACAAGGCGAAGGATAAAGAAGGCAAATCGTTGATACAGCTCTTTTGTAAGCCCCGTCCGAAGAACAGCAAACTGCGCCGGGCCACCAGCAAAACGCACCCGGAGGAATGGCGGCGCTTTGTTGCTTATGCTGGCCTTGATATCGAAGCCATGCGCGAAATCTATAAACGGCTGCCGAAATGGAACTATCAGGGGACCGAGCTGGCGCTCTGGCATCGTGACCAGCAGATCAATGACCGCGGTGTCTGCATGGATGTGCAGCTCGCGCAGGCAGCAATCGAGGCTGTAGACCTGGAGCAAAAGCGCCTTGCGAAACGCACACAGGTGATGACCGACGGCGAAGTGCAGGCGGCCACGCAGCGCGACGCACTGATTAAACACATTGTTGAATCCTACGGCGTGGAGCTGCCGGACATGCAGCGCAGCACGCTGGAACGCCGCATCACAGATCCTGATTTGCCGACGGCGGTAAAAGAGCTACTGGCTATCCGCCTGCAGGCCAGCACCACCAGCACCAGTAAGTACAAATCGCTGATGAAAGGCGTGAGCAGTGACGGTCGTCTGCGCGGCACGCTGCAGTTCTGCGGCGCATCGCGAACCGGGCGCTGGGCCGGGCGATTATTCCAGCCGCAGAACCTGCCCCGCCCTTCTCTTGAGCAGGAGCAGATAGACGAAGGCATCGAGGCGCTGAAAGCGGGCTGCGCAGATCTGCTGTTCGATAACATCATGGAGCTGACCAGCTCGGCGCTGCGCGGCTGCATTATGGCGCCCGAAGGTAAAAAGCTGGTGGTTAGCGACCTGTCGAACATCGAAGGGCGCAAGCTGGCCTGGCTTGCCGGTGAGCAGTGGAAGCTGGATGCGTTCCGGGAGTATGATGAGGGGACCGGGCCGGACCTGTATAAACTGGCATACGCCAGAGCCTTCAACATCTCGCCGGACAATGTTGATAAATACCAACGTCAGATCGGCAAGGTGATGGAACTCGGCCTCGGCTTCGGCGGTGGTGTTGCGGCGTTCCTGACCTTCGCGCTGGTTTACGGCCTTGACCTCGACGAGCTGGCGAACGCTGCGCTGCCGAATATCCCCCGTGATGTTATCCGCGAGGCGAAAAGCTGGTACGACGAATCGGTTAAACGCAAGTCGACCTATGGCCTGTCAGAGCGTGTTTTCATCGCCTGTGACTCGCTTAAACGTCTCTGGCGCAGAGCGCACCCGGCAACCTGCGATTTCTGGTATGAGCTCGAGCGCACCGTCCGCGCCGCAATAGCCACACCGCAAAAAACGCTGTACTGCGGTTATCTGAAAATCCGCCGCGATGGCGCATGGCTGCGCATACAGCTGCCATCCGGGCGAGCACTCTGCTACCCGTCCCCGTCCATCGAGAAGGGGAATATCACCTATCAGGGCGTTAACTCCTACTCGCGCAAATGGCAGCGGCTCAAAACCTACGGCGGAAAGCTGGTGGAAAACGTCACACAGGCGGCCGCCCGTGATGTTCTGGCCGGAAACATGCCGCTGATCGAGGACGCCGGTTACAGCATTGTGCTGACGGTACACGACGAAGTTATTTGCGAAGCACCGGACACCGACGATTTTAACGATAAAGCGCTTTCTGCGCTGCTCTCCACTAACCCCGAATGGGCGCCCGATATCCCGCTGAACGCTGGCGGCTTTGAGGCGTACCACTACCGTAAGGACTAACCCTATGTCACAAGGCAACATCGAAAACTTCGCCATCATCGTGTTGGTAAATGGTCGTACATCACAGGTCGAACTGACCACATCGCAAAAACGTTTGTTCTCAAAGTTAACACTCGGCGCGCTAAATGATAGCGGCCCACTGAAACTTATGCCAATCGACGACATAGTCCAGTTACAACCCGACGCCGAAGCATTTTCAGACGGAGGTCCGCTATGAAATACATTTTTATGGTCATGGACAGTCGAGCGCAGCTCGATATAGACAGCGCCGCAATCCTGGAATGTTGCGGCGATAAACAACCTTCATGGCGCACCCTGCGCAGAGACTGGGGCGATCAGGGCGCAGTTCTGGTCCGCTTCCGTCTGGTTAACAGCGATATGGCTACCGACCCCGAGGTTGTCGGCACCATCAACTGAGGTATCCCCTATGTCATTCGAAAAACACGACAGCCCATTGTATTTCCGGTCTGCAAGAGAGGCTATGCGCCTTGAGCAGGCTGGCGAGTACGACCGGGCGGCAAAGGTATGGGCGAAAGCGAATCGGGAATCACGCAACCCGGCAAACCAGCAGTGGAGCGATAACCGCGCTGACTTCTGCATCATGCAAAACATCCGTAGCAAGCGTAAAGAGGTGGGCGTGTAAATGAATGAAGTAACAGTTCTCGACATGTGTTGCGGCTCGCGCATGTTCTGGTTCAACAAACAGGACACTCGCGCCGTGTTCGCTGATATCCGCGCCGAAGCACATACCCTGTGCGATGGTCGTCGCCTGGTTATCCGTCCAGACCTCATTGCCGACTTCCGCGCGTTGCCGTTTGCAGACAAGTCGTTTCCTGTCGTGGTATTTGATCCGCCACACCTGGAGCGTGTGGGCCAGTCTGCCTGGATTGGTAAAAAATACGGGCGCCTGAATAAAAAAACGTGGCGTTCTGACCTCCGCGCCGGATTCAAAGAGGCGTTTCGGGTGCTGCGGCCCCGCGGCGTACTCATATTTAAATGGAACGAAACGCAGATTCCGGTAAGCCAGATTCTGGCGCTGACGGACGTAAAACCAATTATTGGCCAGCGCACCGGAAAAGGTGACAAAACCCACTGGATTATCTTTGTGAAGGAAGCTGAATAGTTATGGCCTACGAACGTGAAAACCTCATCGAAAAGCACCTCGTCGCCGAAGTGAAAAAGGCTGGCGGTGTGGCTTATAAGTTTATATCGCCCGGTCACCGTTCAGTACCTGATCGCATTGTTCTGCTACCCGGCGGTCGCATCGTCTTTGTCGAATGCAAGGCACCCGGCAAACCACCACGCGCCGACCAGCAGCGCGAGCACGAACGACTGCGCGCGCTGGGCTTTTCCGTGGTGGTGCTGGGTAGCAAAAATCTGGAAGAGATTCTTCAAAGAGACAGATGCCAAGTATCATCAAAACAATGCCTATAAAAATTTATTTTATCTTCGTCTTTGACCCTTCTAAATTTAATTTTGTCATCGTAGGGAATCAATACAAAGTCTTTATCGTAGGCATCACAACGCCCGAGGATGAAACCATTACTACTTTTTGACAATAGTATAAAGGGTGCGTCAGTTGTTGTCGAAAGCCCATTTTCACCATTATCGTACTCCGGATACGATACTTTATTAGACGTTGAGTTAACGAATCCAGCAAGAAATGACAGCACCAAAAGACACGTTGTACCTAAGACAGCCGATGTGATCTTATTTGTTGGATTTGATTTAAAAACACCATTCCAAATAACAATCATAATCATAAAAACCACAACAATAATGCCAAGTGATACCAAGAAAATGGCTTTCCCGCTATATATCAACATAAACAATTTAACGGGATTTAATATATTAAAGGTGTAAACGCTCATAATCCACAATGAATAAACACCAGAAATCACAAACCATAAAATTGATGATCTTTTCGGCAAATCAAACCAAAAAACGCAAAAGAGAGGTAGATATATTGTCGATATTTTAAATGAAGTTATCAGGATAATGTTAATGTTTATATCTATAAACTCTATTGGATATTTAAAATAATAGCTCTCCCCAGCTAAGTAGGCATAAGTCAAGATATAAAGCAACGCTGATATAGTAGGTATTGACGAAAAATCTTTGAGAAATTCTCGACCTGAAATTTTCATTATTTATATCCAAGTTTATATGAATGAGACGATTATATGTCCAACCCACATACTTTCCTACCCCACCCTTATCAAGTTCTAATCATTAACCACCAAATCGACATCCTGCGCTGCAACATCTGGGCGGGTATGGGCATGGGTAAAACCGTGGCGACACTCACCACGCTGGAAGATCTCTTCATGGCAGGAGCAGAAACGCAGCCCGCGCTGGTCCTCGCGCCGCTGCGCGTGGCTGCCAGCACATGGCCGGATGAAGCAGTGAAGTGGGGGCATCTACGGAATATAGAGGTTCAGCCGATTGTCGGTAATGCTAAGGCACGCGCTGTAGCGCTGGCGAACAGCAACGCCAGCGTTTTTACCATCAACTATGACAATCTGGTCTGGCTGGTGGAAGAGCTGGGCGGCCGCTGGCCGTTCGGTACCGTCATTTCTGATGAGAGTACCAGGCTTAAGTCTTTCCGGTTGCGTGGCGGTGGTAAGCGCGCGGCGGCACTGGGCAAAGTCGCGCATAAGCACGTCCGGCGCTGGATGAACCTCACCGGTACGCCAGCGCCTAACGGCCTGGTGGATTTGTGGGGGCAAGCGTGGTTTGTGGATCAGGGGCAGCGCCTCGGACGCACTTACGGTGCGTTCACCTCCCGCTGGTTCAACTCAATTCAGTTTCCGGGGCAGAGCTGGACGAAGCTGGAGCCGTTCGCACACTCGCAGGACGAAATACAGCGCGCACTGGCCGACGTGACTATCTCCCTTGATGCCGCCGACTGGTTCGATATCAAAGATCCCATCCATAACGTGATCCGCGTGGATATGCCGCCGAAGGCACGCCAGCAGTATCGCGAAATGGAAAAGGAAATGTTCCTTGAGCTAAACGGCGAGGGCATCGAAGCGCCAAACGCCGCGGCAAAGACCGTGAAGTGTCTGCAAATTGCCAGCGGTGCGGTATATACCGACGACGCCGGAAGCTGGTCAGAACTGCATGACGCGAAGCTGCAGGCGCTGGACAGCATACTGACGGAAGCAGCTGGTGCGCCGGTGCTGGTGGCCTACCACTGGAAACACGACCTTGAACGTTTGCTTAAAGCATTCCCTCGCGGCCGCCACCTCGACCAGGGTCCACAGACCCTTCGCGACTGGAACGCCGGAAAGATACCGGTCCTGTTCGCGCACCCGGCAAGCGCAGGCCACGGCCTGAATATGCAGGATGGCGGCAACATACTGGTGTTTTTCTCGCACTGGTGGGATCTGGAGCAGTACCAGCAAATTATCGAACGCATCGGGCCAACCCGGCAGATTCAGGCCGGACACAACCGCCCAGTGTTCATTCACCACATTATCACCGCCGACACTATGGACGAAATGGTGATGGAGCGACGTAACTCAAAACGAACAGTGCAGGACATCCTGCTCGATGCCATGAAAAAGAGAGGTATAGCATGACACCGGTTATCTCTGATACTGACCTGATTAACATCAAAGAGGTTGAGCGCTCTGTTGGCCTGAAAAAATCCAGCATTTATGAGCGCATCAGTAATAACGAGTTTCCGAAGCCCAAGAAGCTCGGGAGCCGGACCTCCCGCTGGGTACGCGGCGAGGTTGAAGAGTGGAAAAAGCAGTTTTTATAATTCCTATTATTTTTTTATCCGTTGAACTTTGTCAGATAATTTTTCAATTGCTTTCACGATGCTTTCACTTTCAAGGAGTAAAAAGTGTTTGCATGAAATAAGCTTTCGTTGCATTACGATAAGTTCCTTTTCAGGAAGTTTTTCTACGGAATTTTTATCAATACAAAGTGTCTTTCGGTATTCATCCAACAGTTTTGAGGCCAAACCACCTAATGTTTCAGCCTCTTGCTTGAACTCTAAATCGATTTTAGAATTTTCCTTATAAAATTCCGAGTTTCCCGAAATTAAAGATTCAGCCCTTAGCTTTATGGTAAGTAATCGGCTCTCTAATTCGTGATAAGTACTTAAGACTTCAAGTCTTAATAAGTTAATAGACCTGAACTCCGCCTTTTTGTTAGCTCGCCAAGCATTGAATAAACTAAGCGCCGATACTAATAACGCAAATATAGAAATTGCAAAACTATATTTATTCATTTAAATCAACCTCAGTTGATCAATAAAATCCGCATACCATTGCATCATTCCCCGACGCCCTTCCATATAGAGGGCATGGTTATAAACCCCGCGAATATTATTCTTGTCCACATGAGCGATTTGGAGTTCAACCCAGTCAGAGTTGAATCCTCTATCGTTCAGTATGGTGCTAAACGTATGCCGGAAGCCATGCCCTACAACCCTTCCCTTATACCCCAGCGTGTGGATCATCCTGTTTATTGTGTTCTCGCTCATGACCTTTGACGGGTCATTCCTGCCGGGGAACATATTCACGAATCGACCTGTAAGACCGTGCAACTCTTTCAGCAAAACAACAAGCTGATCGGAGAGCGGTACCAGGTGCGGGCGATCCATCTTCATAAATTCGGCGGGTATCTCCCATAGCCGATTATCGAAATCTACCCATTCCCATTTTGAGTGCCGCAGTTCGTAGGTACGCAGCCCCGCCAGCATCATGATCTGCAAACCCAGCCGGGGAAGCGGACTCCCCTTGTAACCCTCAAGCGCCGCCAGAAAATCGGGTAGCTCTTCCGCTGTCAGGAACGGGAAGGATTCACCTTTATGGCCGGTCATTGCGCTATTCAGTTCGCTGACGGGGTTGTACTTCGCGCGCCCGGTCGCAACAGCATAACTGAATACCTCGCCGCACCATCGGCGCGTTTTAGCTGCTTTCTCAGTTGCGCCGCGATTCTCAATTTTACGCAGCGCCGTCAGCATCTGGACGGGCTCAATCTCAGCAACCGGTAACTTACCAACCGCCGGAAAAATATCCTTATTGAATGCTTCGAGAATGTCAGAGGCATAGCCAGGCGACCAGCGCGGCTTCTTAAACTCATGCCACTCGATGGCAATATCTTTAAAGGTAATAGAGTTTGCTGCGGCAGCTGCAACGTGGCTTTTGACCTTTACCGGATCCACACCAGCTGCAACATTTCGCCGGGCTTCATCTCGCTTTTCGCGAGCCGCGGCCAGTGAAACAGCCGGGTATACACCGAGCGCCAGCATCTTTTCTCTACCGGCGAAGGTATAGCGATATCGCCAGTATTTCGCTCCACTGGTTTTCACCAGCAGAATAAGCCCGTTACCGTCTGGCAGTTTGTAGTCTTTCTCGCCTGGCTTTGCCGTCTCGACCTGTCGCGCATTTAGTTTCAT